TTGTAGGTCTTGACCAGCACCGAGTTCTATTTTTCCACTATCATTTGGAATTTGAAAATCATCACCATCTATTTTAGCTTTTGTTGCATTATTTCTATTAAAATTTAATGGTATATCAGAAATAGATCCAACAGAAACAGAGCTTGCATCACCAGAGAGTATTCCTCGTTGATTAGTACTTTCACCAACAATTATTCGGTTAGTAGCTTGTACACCATTTGAAATTGTAAAAAACTTTTTACTATTGTCATAATATAATGCTACATCAGCATTTGTTGTTGCTATAACTGCATCTTCGCCAGCATTTGTTCTTAGCTTGACATCGCCACCAGCACCAGCTTGGACAACGATATCTTCGTTAGTCGCTACACTTCTAAGATATAAAGAACCAGTACCTACTTGATTTAAGTAAGTGTCGTTTCCATTATGTACGATTTGAAAATCTCTTCCAGCACCAACACAAAGTCGGTTAACATCTTCTGAAGTTGAATCTAAAGTACCAGTACTATCTCCAAGAAGTATAGCTTTGCTGTTTGCATCTAAGTTACCGCCTAGCTGTGGTGAAGTGTCGTCTACTACGTCAGTAATACCACCCCCTATTTCAGCAACAGAGTTATCGTCTTTCTTCGTAAATAACTTAGCTGTATCTGTTCTTACAGCTAATTCGCCTGTAACAAGATCACTAGCACTTGGATCGCTACCGCTTGCTCGTTTTAGTCTGATTTGATTAGCCATTGGCCTTGCCTCCTAATAGCTAGATTTAGTAAGAACCACCGTCTATGTTAAAGCTAGATGCACTTTCATCTTCTAAAAATGTAACTAGATCAGATAGTGCAACCTGTTTCATTGTGCCAGCATCATTGCAAACAAATCTGTCTGCTGCTGCAAGAGTAGTTGATGTTGCTGAAGTTCCACCATCCATCAGATTTAATTCTGTGGTAGTTGAGGTAATTCCATCAAGCACATTTAATTCTGTTGCTGTTGAAGTAACACTTGTTAATTTGCTTACGGCTAAAGTTCCTGTTATGGAACTAGCACCAAGATCAAGAGCAATTTCAGTAGATTCAATAACAAGTCCACCATTAGCCTTAAGATCGACAGATAGTGTATTCCCTGATTTATCTAAACCATCCCCTGCTGTAACAGAACCAGCACCACTAAACTGTGAGAATGCAAGGCTGTTAGTTCCTACAACAGCAGATCCTTTGTTACTCGTACAGACAAAACCATTGTCTGCGTTAACAGTTCCTTGCTCAATGAAAGTAAACATACCAGCAGCGTCAGCACCAGCAGCTAAATCAGTAGCTCTTGCTGGAGATGAACCTACAACGTAAATACCGTTTTCTGACGCTGTGCTTTGGTCTTTGACAAGAACACGATCATTAGTTGAAAGAGTAACACCGTCTATAGCATCTCCGTTATTTAGAGCAGTAGATATTGTTATATTTCCTGTTGTAGCAGCTACGCATGAGTCCTTAACATCGAGTCCCTGTGCAGTAGACTCTACAAAAGATTTTGTTGCAGCATCAGTTGCATTTACAGGCGCACCTAAATTTGTAATTGTTTGACTGTTTAATGAAACCGAAGCAGTCGGTGCTGCCATTTGATCTAACCTGTTCGCTTGAACACCTGTATCAAAGTCACTTATTTTTGTATGAGCTAGAGAAGGAATATCAGCAGCTACTAAAGCTCTAAATGTTGGTGCTGCATCACTTCCTGTTGTTGGGCCAGCTATAACTTTATTAGCATTTTGAACTGTAGCCTTATCGAAAAAACTTCCTGTCCCACCAATAGCTTCAATAGTTGTAGCGGAACCTCCAGATCCCCCTGTACCCACTCCAATAAATAGTTTTTTACTGCCTTCTGCAAAAGCTAACTCAGCATTTGCAAGGCTTGTTGGTGCTGAAGACCCTGTAGATCTCTTTATGCGTACTGTGTTAGCCATTACTAGAAGTTCCCTCCGTCAACGAGTGTAAGTTTGGTAGTGGTGTTATCTGCTTTTATAGTATCAGAAGCAGCGTGATAGTACAGAACCGCATCGTCAACTTTGCCAGATATATCAAAATTAACACCAGAAATTGCTGGGCCTTGTGGCCCTGCGGTTGTTACTTCTACAGTTGTAACATCTGAGACTTGAGATACTTCAACTTTATTTGGAGTACTCATGCTGTATAACCCTCCGATACATTTAAGTTTCCTTTTATATAATAGTGTTCTTTACCGCTAGGATCGGTCAATTTAACGTCATATTTTAAAGTTCCTACATTAAAGTTATCTGTTTGTTCATCAGTTAGTGCTATATCAATAATTCCTCCACTCCTATTAGTGTAGGTTATACCCCAATCAGCAAACTTAACTCTACGAGTTGTATCCCAAACTTGTGCAGCTACAGTATATCCAGTTAAATTTATTACTGAGCCAGTAGAATCTTTAAATTTAAGTTGCAAGCCAAAATCTGCTCTTTTTGTTAAGTCAAAATTTTTAACACCCGGAATAATTGCCATAGTTAAACCTTAATTATGTACATCATAGCTATATTACGAGGTCGAGTCTCGTTGCTGTTGCTGGTTGATCCTGTATTATCTGTATTTCCTGTGACGTTATGATCGTGAGAAGCGTCAATAGAAATACCAGCAGCACTTGCAGATCCAGAAGATCTAGCACCTGTAGCTGCTGCTCCCCCTGTTTTTGAGATTATTCCTGATGCAGAACCCGGATTATTTTGCAAGGAACCTGATAGATGAGAAACGCTACCAGTTAGAGTTTTATTAGTTGTAGTTAGGTCAATAGCGTGTAAATGTTGTCCGAAGGCTGCTGCTTGTGATGTTCCTGTATTACGACCAGAATCAGTACCTTTTCCTCTATCAGAACCTCTTATAAATTCTCCTCGAAGATCTGGCACTTCAAAAGTTGTTGATCCATTCCCTGCTCCATAGGTCACACCAATTACCCCAAATAAAGCAGAATATGTTGTTCTACTAACTGTTTGTCCATTACATTCTAGGTATCCTGATGGAATTACATCTATAGCCATACAAAAAACAGCACCAGAAGGTACACCTGTAACAACTGAAAAACTTAATACACCACTACCATCTGTCTGTAAAAACTCTCCAGCATTTCCATCTGTTGCTGGCAAGGTAAGGCTTACATTGGCTCCTAATGAACTTGGTGCTTTGAGAGAAACAAATGGCGCACCACTTGAGTCTTGAAATCTAAGAGGTAATCCATCTGTAATATCTAATCCAGAATCGCTTACTGAAAATCTTTGTGTACCAGCCGTTGAGAATCCTAAAGAGTTAGCCCCTGCTCTAAACATTCCTGTATCAGCATCTCCATCAAAAGCATAAGCTGGTGTACCAGCACCAGACGCATCATCTCCTAGTAATGGGCCTGTCATTGTACTTCCAGCCTTTAGCATTAAACCTAAATTTGCTTCGTCTAAATTGCCTACCTCATAAAATGTTGCACTAGCTGCTGCACTATTACCACTTGTAGCTCTTATCAATAACTTCTTTGGGGTAGTAGAACTATCAGCTACAAATTCTGCTGGCTGTATTTCTCCAGCACTAGATTTTGCTCCAAAGTTATTAGATGCAACTGCTGCAAGCGTATTCTGAATATCAAGTCTTACTACCTGACCAGAAGCATTATCTATATTTTTATTACCAACTTGTGCCATTTAAAAAATAATTTCCCCCATTCTACCCTCCTTTGCCGTAACCGACAGCTTG